ACAACAGTTAATAGATAAATTACCAATAGGAAGTAAAAGAAAGGAAGTTAAAGAAGATTTGTTGAAACTTAAATTAAGTAAAACAGATTATCACTATATAACATTAGCAAACAAATACAAAGAACTATAACAATGACAGAACAAGATAGAATTATTTGGGAAGATTTTAAGGCAAATGTAACAAACCGATTAACTCCAGAGTATAGGAAAATCTTATGTACATTACACGCAAATTACTATAACCATAAATATTCAGAACCTTGCACTTGTAATGGAAGAATTTACAAGATGTGGATAGCTGACATTGATAGAATATATGATAAACAAAATTCATAAGTTAGAACAAACAATAGTACAATTATTAAATCTTGATGGATGGAAACTTAAATGGACTGGAGAGGGTTCAGAGAGTTGGGATGCAGAGGGTTTAACTCCTAAAGGGAAAGAGTGTGTTATAGAGATGAAGTTTAGAAATAAGCACTATGATACAAAAATGCTTGAAAAGTTTAAATACGATAAACTTATAGATACTGGTAAGGTTGCTCTATATTTTGTAAATGACCCAAAGGCAAACTACTTGTTTTGGTTAAATGATATTGAACTCCCAAAGGCAGTAAATAAGTATTGTCCAGAAACTACAATGTGGGGAAATAAGAAAGTTTTAAAACCTTGTTATCTGCTCGAAGAAGATAAAGCAGTATTGGTAAATAAAAATAATTAACAAAATTTGTTTATAATTGAAATATTTGTTTTATATTTGTTTAACTTTAAAAACAAAGACAAGATGAAAACAATTAAAAGAATTATTAAACAAGTAAAAGAGAACAAGAACCTAAAACCTTACAAGGTTGTTAGATTGTCAACTGGGGTTATCTGTGAGCATTACAGTAATGGTAACGTAAAAGTATTATAGTTATGGGAATATTAATCACAATATTAATAATAATAGTAATAAAAATAATAGTTACAATCAAAGAAAACTAATTATGAGAGGAACACAACCACACTACGAGAATGGAAAAGATTACGACATCATAGATGTTATACGAGATTATGAACTAAATTTTTGTAGAGGAAATATAATTAAGTATATTGCAAGGGCAGGTAAGAAGCACGATGAACTACTTGACTTAATTAAGGCACAAGATTATTTAAATAGAGAGATAGAATTATTAAGAAGTAAAAACAAAATAGACAGATGAACCAATTAGATTACGATTTAGACGAGTATTTAAATGACAAAGAATATGAATGTCAAGAGTGTGGAACTCAAATAGACAAAGAGCATAGCTATTGTAGTACAGATTGTTTTAATGCATCTATGTTATGATACTACTAATAGACGCAGATAGTTTAATTTTTGCAAGTTGTTACCGTAAAAGATTAACTCCAGATGATAGTCCTTATTATGAGAAACTATCAGACGCAACAGACAAGTTTGATGAACAACTTATGGGTATTGTAAATGACCTTGAAGAAAACTACGAGATAGACAAGGTGCTTATATTTAGTGGTTCGTTAGGAAACTTTAGAAAGCTAATAACAAAGAAGTACAAAGCAAATAGAAATAATCAACAGAAGCCACCATTACTAAATGAAGTACACGCATACGTAAAAGACAAACATAATTCTATTTACGGTTATGGTATAGAAACAGATGATATGGTTGCAAGGTATTGGTATGATTTATCTAACGAGTTCGGCAGAGATGAGGTTATGATAGTATCAATAGATAAAGATTACAAACAGTTCCCTTGCTTAATGTATAACTATCACTACAAACATAAAGTAGTATATGACATTACAGAAGAACAAGCAATGTATAATCTATACGAGCAAATGATTATAGGAGACACTGCCGACAATGTAAACTATTTTAAAGGTAAAGGAAAGAAGTTTGCTGAAAAGTATTTAGCTGATTGTAATAGCCATTACCAATACACAAAAAAGATGTACGAACTATTTAAAGAAGTACACAAAGGAAAAGCAAAAGAAAGGTACATAGAGTGCTACAATTTATTAAAGTTAAGAACCAATTAAAGTAAACAATATGAGTGAGATTAAGATGATGCAATCTATAAAGGATTATGTAAACAACCTTTACGATTTAGATATAGAGAAAGATACAAGAAAAAGACAATACGTAGATGCAAGAACTTTTTACTATAAACTATGCAGAGATTTAACTAAATGTAATTTATCTACAATAGGGGAATCAGTAGGTCGAGACCATTCTGGTGTTATTCACGGATTAAATAATATATTACACCATTTAGATACAGATGAAATAGAAAGAGCATACGTACATTTTGGAAAGGTAGAGAACTTACCAAAAGAATCTTATTCTTATTTAGAATATAAAAATGGAGAGTTGGTAAAAGAATTAAAAAAGAAGAAAGAAATATTAAGATTGTTGCCAAAGTTAGAAACCATTTACAATAACTTAAACGAATTAACAGAAGAACAAAAGCAAATAGTAAACAGAAGAAATGAAATGCAGTTTGATACTATTGCAAAATGTTTAAACAGAGTAGAAGAAATAATAGAAACAGAAACAGAATAAAATGAAAAACGATAAACAATTAAATTATTTAAAAGTAGTATTACTTGGACAACTTACAATAGAAGCAATAGAAGATTTACAAGGGACTAACAAATACAGACAGAACATAAAGAATCAAGGTAACAAGTTTCTAAATATGTTAGAGAGTTATGTGCAAGATGATTACAATACTGTTTACTTAAACAATCAAGAGATGACCACAAACGTATTAAGAAAGATTACTACGTTGATGGACAAGATAAAGAACTCTGATATAGATGAACTTGTAATGATTGATGCGGTAATAGATAAATACAAAGAAAACCAAGAATGGTTTATGGAACACGAATCTGCTGACTTTTTAAAATTAGATTAATGGTTGTTGGTAAAACATATACTTTAGATTCAAACGAACAAAAGATAATATCTTTAGTTTCTGAAATGAGGCAATTTAATAAAGAAAAAACTGGATGGGATGGTTCTGGTAGAGTTGCTCAAAATGGTGGAGTTGATTTAAATGTTTTAGGGTTTGGTGCTGAATATATATTTTGTAGAGAAAAAAACTTGTTTCCAGATTTTGAAATAAAGAACACATCTAAAAGACAAAAAACAGATGATTATGATGCTAAATGGATGGATATGACAGTTGATGTTAAAACTGCGAGAAAACAACATCCTTTAATGGTTCCAGAATACAATAAATGTGATGTAGATTTATTTGCTTTTTTTGTATGTATTAAATATCCGAACTATGAATTTAAAGGTTACGCTACAAACGAAATGATATTTCAAGAAAATAATTTAAAACAAACAAGAGTTATGGCATATTGTTTAGAGCAAAATGAATTATTAAATGAATATGAAATAAAAAAACAAACAATTAACTATATATAGATATGCAACTAATAAACATTCAAGAGGTTAGACCTAATGAAAACAATCCAAGATTTATAAAGGATTACAAATTTAAGAAACTTGTAAAATCAATTAAGGAGTTCCCACAGATGTTAAAGTTAAGACCTATCGTAGTAAATAGCGATATGGTAGTTCTTGGTGGTAATATGCGTTTGAAAGCGTGTAAGGAAGCAGGTTTAAAAGAAGTGTGGGTTTTGAAAGCTGATAACTTAACAGAACAACAACAAAGAGAATTTATTGTAAAAGACAATGTAGGTTTTGGAGAATGGGATTGGGATGTTTTAGGTAATGAATGGAATGTGCAACAATTAGGAGATTGGGGATTAGAAGTTTGGCAACCAGAGGAACAAGTTGATTACTCTATTTTAGATGATGAAGATTTCTCATCTGATTTAGAAGATATGAAAAATGGAGTTAAGAAAGCCATACAAATCCCTTTCGAGTTAGAACATTACGAAGAAGCTTTTGAACTTGTAAAATATTGGAGAGAACAAGGTGGATATGTAGGTATGATGTTGATAGAAAAATTAAAACAAGAAAAAACCAAATAATGAAAAAAATACAATTAAAACAATTAGAGCATAATACTAAAATAGGAGATGTTTGTGGTTACATAGAACCAAACATAACAGAGGATTGTATATTTTACGATGGAGACGAACCAATAGGGTTTTATATAAAAGACATATCTAAACATTCACAAAAAGCATCTAAATTAGCAGCACTTGCAAACCAAGAGTTAAGGAGTAAAAATGTTCCAAAAAGCGTTATGAAAAGGTCAAGTGGTTTTACAAACGCAGAAAATGAAGTTTTGCAATACAGTACTATATTAGGAAGCGTACCGCCTAAACCCCATATGCGCAGACCATACCCAACTATAAGTAGTGTTCACAATGTGAAATCTGCTCAAACATTTATAAAAGCAATGCTTATGCTTTGTAAAGAAAGCGAAGAATTGATAAAAAAAATAACCCCTAATATTTATGACAGACAATTAGAATTAATAAAAGAAAATGCCCCAGAGAAATGGAGGTTTGGAAAACTTTTTACAAGTAGTATTTCTAATTATAATATTCCTGCACCATTCCATAAAGACAATGGAAATATTAAAGGATGCGTAAATGTTATTATTGCCAAAAAAAATAACGCTACTGGTGGTAATACAACTGTTCCAGATTATAACGCTACAATGGATAGTTGTGATAATTCAATGTTGGTTTACCCTGCTTGGAGAAACATACACGGAGTAACACCGATTGTTCCAACTGGAGAAGATGGATACAGAAATAGCTTGGTATTTTACCCATTAAAAGCATTTAAAGGATTAGATTAATATGAACAAAACAGAACACCATAAAAAAGCAATTATAGAAGCGTTAGAAAAATCTTTAGGAGTTGTTACAACCGCTTGTAAGATAGTAGGAGTAGGCAGAACAACATTCTATCAATGGTTAAAAGATGATGAAGTATTTGCACAACAAGTAAAAGATATTGAAAACATTGCTTTAGATTTCGTAGAGAGTAAATTGTTTGAGAATATAAGAGATGGTAAAACATCTGAAACTATATTCTATTTAAAGACAAAAGGAAAGAGCAGAGGTTATGTAGAACGTCAAGAGATAACTGGTGCAGATGGAATGCCTACTAAATTTGAAATAGAAATAATTGAAAATAAAAACTAACGTAGTATTTAAGCATCTTTTAAAATCAGATAAAAAGATAACAATAGAGCAAGGTGGTACAAGGTCTGGAAAAACCTATAACATTTTGCTTTATATTATTTTTAAATACTGTTTAGAGAATACTAACAAGACAGTTACGATATGTAGGAAAACATTTCCTGCGGTTCGTAGTTCTGTTATGCGTGATTTTTTAGATATACTAAAGCAGTACAATTCTTATTCAGAGTTAAGTCATAACAAATCTAATCACGAATATAGGTTAAACGGAAACCTAATAGAGTTTATATCTTTAGACCAACCACAAAAGGTAAGAGGTAGAAAAAGAAACTTGCTATTCATAAATGAAGCAAATGAATTAGATTACGAAGATTGGCAACAGTTAATATTTAGAACAGAGGACAAGATAATACTTGACTTTAATCCATCGGATGAATACCATTGGATATATGACAAGGTAATCCCAAGAGAAGATGCCGACTTTTACATCACTACTTATTTAGATAATAGCTTTTTAAATAAAAGCATTACAGAAGAAATAGAACGTTTAAAGGAAACAGATGAAACCTATTGGCAAATTTATGGATTAGGTTTAAAAGGTATCTCTAAAGCTACTATATTCAATTATACAGAAGTGAACCATATACCATACGATGCAGAGTTTATAAGTTACGGAGCAGATGCAGGATATTCCAATGACCCTACAACATTAGTTTCTGTTTACAAGAAAGAACACAACCTTTACATAAAAGAACATATATACCAAACACAGATGACTACCTACGACATCAGTAGGAAATGGAAAGAGATAGGTATTGAAAGAGAATTGATTTACTTTGATAGTGCTGAACCAAGATTGATTGAAGAACTGCGTAGAATGGGTTTTAACGTAAGACCAAGTTTAAAAGGTGCAGATAGTATCAATGCAGGTATAGACCTCTTAAAACGCTTTAAAATACACATAGAGAAAGATAGTCATAATTGCATACAAGAGTTTAGGAACTACAAATGGCAAGAGGACAGAAGTGGTAAGATGATAAATAAACCAGTAGACAAAAACAACCACACGATTGACGCGGTCAGATATGCTACTTATTCTGTATTAAGCAAACCTAACTTTGGTAAATACGCTATCATTTAAAAATAATTAACTTTTTTTGTTAATAAGTTTGGTAGTTACATTTATTTGTTTTATCTTTGTAGTGTAATTAAAAACAAAGACAAATATTATGAATGATTTAAGAAATTTCACACCAAACCAAATTTACACATTAGGAAAATTATTATCTGACCCATCAACGCAAATAGAATCAGTTGAAGATTATGGATACAATAATTTTAGCGGTAACGTATGGGTTCAATTAGAATCTGGAATAGTTTTATTTTCTTTTGAGGGTAGAGATGATATATCATATATGACTTATTCAGAAGATGAAGAACAAGAATGGGATACTTATCCAGAAGCATTGGAAGTATTATAAAACAACACACAAACTAATTAACTAACCTTTACAGAGATGTAAGGGTTTTTTTGTACCTTGTAATAAAATATTTAAAAACTAACTATATACATATATGAAAGTCGAATTAATAGTACCTAATAACTTAAACGAGGTTACACTTGGACAATACCAAGAGTACATAAAGTTAAAAGATTTATCAGAAACAGAACTATCTTTAAAGATGATTGAGATATTCTGCAACTTAAAATCAGAACAAGTAAGATACTTAAAAGCTACTGATGTTAGAAACGTTGTTAGTATTATAGCTGAAATGTTTGATAGTAGACCAAGTTTAGTAAATACGTTTAAAATAGATGGTGTTGAATATGGTTTTATTCCTAACCTTGATGAAATGAGTTTTGGGGAGTACATTGATTTAGATACTTACATAGGGGATTGGGATAACATAGATAAAGCTATGGGAGTTCTTTACAGACCAGTAGAAATGCGAAAAGGTAATAGATACCATATAAAAGAATATGAAGCAGGGGAAACAGAGCATTTAAAAGCAATGCCATTAGATGCAGTATTGGGTTCTATCCTTTTTTTTTATCGTTTAGGGAACGACTTGTGCAGAATTATGATGAACTCTTTGGAGGGCAAGGAGATGGAGGACTTACAAGCACATCTCAATTCGGAAGCAAATGGGGTTGGTACTCAAGCATTTATGCTCTCTCTCAATCAGATATTAGACGATTTGAAAATATTACCAAACTAAAAATGCACGAATGTTTAATGTTTTTGACATTTGAAAAAGAGAAAAACGAATTAGAAGCAAAACAAATTAAAAAGAAATTTTAGATGCAAGGGATTAGAGGATTTTACCAACTTACTGAAACTATAAAGAATCAGTTACTTAATGATGTAAATGTCAATACAGTAACAACTGGAGATATAACTGAAATAGATTTATCTAAACAAACTATATTTCCTTTATCACATATTATTGTAAACAACGTAATTACAGAAGAACAGTATTTATCTTTTAACCTTACTGTTATGGCTATGGATATTGTAGATGAAAGTAAAGCACCTACAACAGACATATTTAAAGGTAATGATAATGAGCAAGATGTTTTAAATACTCAATTAGCAGTATTAAACAGATTGACAATGTTATTAAGAAAAGGAAACTTGCATAGTGATTTATACCAATTAGATGGTTCTCCTAATTGTGAGCCATTCTATGAAAGGTTTGAAAACAAGTTAGCAGGTTGGGCGTGTACGTTTAATGTATTTATTCAAAATGATATTAATATATGCAATTAAAAGAAACAAGAAATGCTCTAAATACTTTTGCTAAATATGTTATACAACAAAGTAGAACTAATTTAACTAAAGGTAAAAAGAACGCTTCTAAAGAACTTTACAACAGTTTAGATTCTGATGTAAAGGTTTCTAAAAATAGTTTCCAATTATCGTTCCTAATGGAGCAGTATGGTATATTTCAAGACAAGGGTGTACGTGGTGCAGGTGGTGTAAGAAAGACAACAAGTAAGTTCAATAGAAGAAACAACAAAGGTAAGATTTGGAAACAAAAAGGTGGTAATAGTGAATTTAGTTTTAAAGAGGGTAGAAAGCCATCTGTAAAGCATTTTAAGGATTGGTCTAAACGAAAAGGATTATCTGCTTACGCAGTTAGGGAAGCGGTATTTAGACAAGGTATAAAACCAAGTATGTTTTTTACCAAACCATTTGAGAAAGCATTTAAGAACCTACCAAAAGAATTAGTAGAATCATTTGCTTTAGATGTAGAGCAGTTAATAAAAACAACAGTAAATAATAAATAATGGCAATAATAAATGTAAGAAGTCCGAAGTATGTATCTATTGATGATAGTTCATTATCTTATGCGATATTAAGATTAAGTATTTGGACTGGTGCTTCATCTCCATCTCCAGCACCAATCTATATCATTCGTAAATCTGGTACACAAATAGTATTCTTTGAGATAGCAGAATTAATAAGAGATTATTTAGATACAACGTTTAATGGAGATTATAGTGGTCAAGCAGTTTGGGTTACAACTACTTTGTTTGCTTATGATTCTAATGATAATGAAGTAGCAGATGATGGAGAAAGTTTTGTTGCTTTTGATGGTTATAACTATTTCGAAGAAAGTAGAGGTATTAGCATACCTAACCCTATAATGATTACAAATAGAAAGTTATTTGTTTTAGAAGATAATACATTTAGAGTTCCTATTTATACTGCAACAAGTCCAACAGTTACATTTTTAAAAGACAATGAAATTGTAGGTACTACATCATTTACACCGAGCAACCAAAGTTCAGAACAAATAAAGTATGTTTCTATTTATGGAAGTGATACTAATTGGGATTCGTTTAAAGAAAGAGTTTTAGAAGATGGTGGTACAGATTATGAATCTAACAAATGTTTAGAAGCATATTTTAATGACTATTCAATAGGAGCAGTAGATAAAATAATTGTTTCTGAT